TGGGATATCTGACTCAGACGATAAGATGTTGGAAGTCTTAGAAAGATTGTCAGAAGTTGAGATTGTCCCCAATGTAGGAAGATACTACACTTTCATATATAACCCTAAAACTCCGCGTATTCGATATGATGAATACCCACTTATTGCCTGTATAGAAGTCAATCGATGGGGATTCAGGGGTGTAAATTATCATTGGGGTAAGTTTAGAAACTACACATGGGATGAAGTACAGAGTAATCTCCATGTAATTTACCCAAGAGAACTTGAAGACCTTAGGTCTATCGGATATCAAAAATTTGAACTAAATATTTAAAAAAGATAAATGCCACTCGATCTATCTAATTGGTCTAAAGCAGACCCCGATTCAGAGAAAAAATATAATCGAGTGACTCGCCTGCCTATAGGTGAGAAATCTATGAATAAGAAACAAAAGTTATTGATTCAAAGCGACATCAGGACCGGCGATTATAAAATTTTTGCAGCTGGTAAGAAAGAATTTGGTGGGAAGAGGAATGAAGACATTCTCATCTATTCATATAATGCCGATGAAGATGATATAACGATTAATAATACTGATTATTATTCAAGTATGTTTGAACGTAAGGGTGGAAATAGAACACTCAAAAAATTAAACAGTGAGGTTAGATTAGATACATACAATCTTGCTAGAGAGAATCAAAATACACGTAGTAATAGAAAAAAATTTGAGTCTTTAGGTGAGAAACCAGGTTACAAATCAGCTTTTAATCAATCTATTGTGCCACCTGAATCAATAGTCTCACCTATCGTTGAACCATCTGGAATTAGAATTAATAATGATTCCAGACGAAATGTCAGTACAAGAGTCACACCTAATACAGATATAGATGGTGGTGAATCAACAGATGACATAACACCATCTATAGATAGTGGTGGATCAGGATCTGGCGGCGGTGGCGGTGGTGGATCACCTAGATCTCTTGGTCTTCAGAACGCTGGTGTATCTAACTACATGAGATATCCAATGGGTAGGTTACCTAGTCTAGGGTATGACTATATTCAGATAAGAGCATTTAAGTATGCACCAGTGGGATTACCAAAAAAATACGGTGCAAATGAGAACAGAAAGAAAGCTAAAGATAGATTAGTTGAAGCCACTGGAGATATAATTCAACTACCAATGATTGGATCAATCTCTGAGACGAATGCAGTGTCTTGGAGTGATGATTTCATTGGTGAGATCCAAAACATTGCTGCTGGTATCGCTATGAATAAAATCTCAACGGCAGAGAATCCCCTCAATGCAGTTGCTGGAGCGTTTGCAGATGTAGTGAAATCAGGTCAAGAGGCAATTAAAACTAAAAAAGTACAGACAGCAGTAGCAGCTTACTTTGCAGGACAAGCAGCTGGTGTCCCCAATGTACTACAAAGAAGCACAGGTCAAATGATTAACAACAACCTTGAGTTGTTGTTTAGTGGTCCAAACCTTAGATCATTCAACTTCGCTTTTAATCTTAGACCAAGAGACAAAGCAGAAGCAGATATGTGTAGACAAATTATTAGATCTCTCAAGGCATCTTCTGCCCCCAAACTCAGTCCTGACTATATGTTCTTGGAGACTCCAGATGTCTTCAAGCTTGAGTACATATATAATAGTAGTGCAAATACTACTTCATCAGCAGATGCTTCCCCTAAAGAGCATCCCTATATGAATAAGATCAAACCATGCGCCCTCACAGGTCTGAGTGTAAACTATACACCAGAAGGATCATACGCAACCTATGAGGACGGCGGATCAATGACTGGTTATGATCTATCATTATCATTTAAAGAACTAGAACCTGTATATCAGACAGATCAAGATACTGCAGGTAAAGAAAATATGGGTTACTAATGGCCAAACACTATTTCAGAAACATTCCAGACTTCGACTACGTCAGTAGACAAGAAGGACAAAATAACATCTCAGAGTATATTAGAGTAAAGAATCTCTTCAAACGTGTCAAGATAAGAGAAGACCTTTTTAATGAACTAACATACTTCACCAAATATAAAATTATTGGTGACGAAAGACCAGATCAGATTGCCAACAAAATATACGGAGACTCAAGATACGACTGGGTCATTCTATTGTCCAACAATGTAATGAATGTTGAGTCAGAATGGCCACTAGATTCGGTGTCCTTTCATAATTACATGGTCAGAAAGTATGGTGATGATTCTAAACTCTCTGATATTCATCACTATGAAACCACCGATGTAAAAGATAGCCTCGGAAGAATCATAGTCCGCGCAGGACTTGAGGTACCTTCAAACTACGTTGTCAATTTCTATGATAACAATACAGGTTCACAAATTACTGCTAATAATGCAGTGGTTGGTATAACAAACTACGAATATGAAATTCAAAAAGATGATGACAAGAGACAGATCTTCTTATTGAAACCAGAGTACCTGGGCATAATCAAGAATGATATTGATGAGATCATGCCATACCCTGAAGGTTCGGAACAATATGTCAATGAAGATCTCGTCAGGGGCGACGACATTAGAATCTATTCATAAAAAAGTAATAGGCATAAAAAATTCTGGGGAATATTTTTCCCCAGAAAATGAAACTAAACTTTGATTTACCCTCTAAAGAGGTTGATGTATGATGCAACAACCAGTAAGGTAAGACATACTTGATTGTATCTCATCATCAACTGTCAGCTAGTTTAGCAAAGTACGACATGGGATCATCATCGTCATCAGAGGATGATGATGAATCAGTAGTCTTGGATGCTTGATAAGAGTCCTCAAGTTTCTTAAGAACTTCTTCCTCAGACACCTTCTTTTGTTCTGTTGCTGCGTAGTTATCATACTCAGTCTCCTCTTGTGGAGCCTGTCGTTTCTTAGTTCCCAACACATAGTCGAGACGCTTCTTCAGGTCATCATAGGACTTGAACTGATCATTTGCAACGAAGGATGTAAGTGAATACTCTTTCTTCCAGATTGCCTCAAGGGCGTCGTCATCATCCATTAGAGGTGATACACGATCAAACTCAGAAGAATCATAGTTCCAATAACCTGCAACCTTCTTCAGTTTCAGTTTGAAGTTAGCGCCTTGCCAGAAATCGAAAGGATTAATGGGGGTCTCGTCTTCAAACTCTGGTTGCATTGCCTCCATGACCTTGTCAAAGATCTTCTTACCAAACTTATACAGGAAGACCTTACCCTCGTTCTGAGGATTAGCTTTGTCCTGTACCACATAAATGTTGGCGTAGAAGGAGAGTTTACGTTTCTGTTTACGAACTGTCTCTTTATCTTTATCACTACCACTATTCCACAACTCTCGGTTCAGTTCACCGATAGGATCCTTCCCACCGATGGTAGTCAGAGAATTTTCAATGTACCAACCACCTGGTCCTTGGAAGGCGTGGGAGAATAGTTTAACCCAAGGGAGATCTTCTCCATCAGGTGCTGGGAGGAATCTAATGACGGCATATCCGTTACCAGTTTTATCCATCTCTGGTTTCCACAGACGTTCATCTGATCCTCCACCAGTATTACTTTGCTTCTCTACTTCTTTTACAAGCTTAGCAGTAAGACTACCAAGAGAAGATTGCTTTTTAAGGTCTCCGAAACCCATTGTGTTACCTCGTATGTTTGTATTTGGCTTTTGTCCCGTGGCTTAAAGGGGATTGGGTAGCCCCTGGTCTAGTGTAGGTCCTAATGGACCCCATGTCAAGACCCTTCTCGTATTGTTTTTTTCATACTTTCGATGATGGAAGACATGTTTGAAAAAACATATCCCAGATCAACATCGGTAGGAAATCCTAGTTGTTTGGCAGACGTGATGATGTTTTCCTTCATCACCTTTGCTTCAGGATCATCAGACAAAGACAATCTAGTATAGAGAACCTTCTGTTTATTGAGAAGTTTATCCAACATATCTATATGAAGAATTTTCTCATCATCATTCATAGATGAAAAACTGAATACCTTCGTATATATTTCATCCTGGAGTTGTGAAATTTCTTTCATCTCCTCTTGAACTATATCGGAATCGAAGAAGCTCATTAAACTACTATGTCTTTTAGTAACTTTTTGTACTTAAAGATGTCAATCTTTAAGAAGGTGTTATATTTATCCATCCTCATGGATAGAAATTTCCAGACTGGATCGTCTAGTTTCTTATCATAAGTTTTCTTGAATCCTAAAATCCTATCAAGAATGATAAATGTTTCAAGAGAGATGTTCTTTATCAAGTGTTCCTTGACAATCTGAGGATGACTCAAACCCTTGAATTTAAACATATCATCAAACTTTTGTCCTGTAAATACGGACTCTACTTCTTGACGGAAAACATATGTAAGTGATTGGGTTCTCTTCTTCCAATCGGTGTAACTCTGTTCTCCATTCTGCATTATCTCCCCAATCCATAGAGCCTGAGGATCATTGCATGTGATAAAGTTGGAGACAAAGAATTCAATTACCTCAATGTCATCTTTCTGCCTACTCAGTTTCTCAAAAAAGAATCTGTCTCGGCGTTTGTAAAAACTTTGTAGAGAGGCACGACTCTTACCACAATACTTGTGATAGTCATACTTTGGTTTAGTAAAGTGGTTCTTAAGTCCTAGGTAAGACTTGTAGGCATCAAACGGGGTCACCTTCGGTATCATCTATTTGATCAAATCCAATAATATCTTCAATTTTTGCGACGTGTCTTCCTGCAATTAAGTAGGAATGGGAACCATCGATTTCCCCAACATATTTTAATTCATCCTCACGAAATTGATTCTCTCTGAGGGCAGCTTGTAATTGTAAGTGTCTTAGTTCTACTTCAGAAATCATATCGGCAATTTAGCATGAGATGTTCTCTTAAGTAGATTCAATTCAATTGCTTCATACTTCAACTTTTCCTTCAGTGGTTTAGACAATAGTTTAGGAACTGATTCAATGTCAATACTGTTTTCTTCGCAGAAGTAAACTATAGCATCAATATACTTCATACCATTTCCATCATTGGCAATAGTCTCGATTTCTTCTGTGAATTTACGAGAACAATAGAACTTGTTCTCGATAATCTTATTGATGTCGTCAGGCTTTGCCATATTCCTGTAGTTTAAATTCAACAAACTCTCTAATATATTTGGAGAGAAGATTGATGTACTTTCTCTTGTCGTATTCTTCATAAACTTTGACTTCTCCGTCTTCACAAGACATAATGATTACAAATTTCTTGACCATGATTCCGGTCATCTCGAATAACATACAAGCGTATGCTGCACACTGAACGAAGTGGTGGTCCACCCACTCTTTTGGTTTTGGTTTCTTAGATGTCTTAAAGTCAATGACAGCCAACTCGCCATCGTACTCTGCAATACAATCAACACTACCAGCTATGCCCAGTTCATAACTAAACAAAGCCTGTTCCTGTGCATGGATATTATCGATGTTATTCAGAGTAGGTTTAGCCTGTTTGAATAACATTTCTGCCAGAGGTTGGACATTTGGTACATCAAGGTTCTTCAGATAATATTCAGAGCAGGTGTGCATGTCTGTACCCCTGCTCGTTGCTTGTTTAGTGACCTTATTAGCTTCATCATTTCCTACCCTAGCTCTCCACGCACGGAAAATCTCACGATTGTAGTGACTAATAACGGAAGTAATTGATACTAATTTCTCACCTTTAGGGGTGTCATAATATCTGACTCCATCAATCGTCTCCCTTGAGAGAGTTGGGTAATCTATATCAATGTGAGTAAAACTCATAAACCTAATTCATGTTTAGCGACAATGTATTCTTTGACAAGACCACTCCTACAAATATCCTCTGGTTGAAACTCAATAGTATTAAAGGATGGCATTTGATTGATAATTCTCATGAAGTCAACAATACCATTCCTCTCATGAGTTTTCACCAGGTCAGTTTGTGTTGCGTCTCCACAGAAGTTGATCTTAGTGTTCTCACCTACCCTAGTGATGATTGAGTCTAGTTCATGGAAGTTCAGGTTCTGAAACTCGTCAATGATAAGGATAGCGTTATCAAAAGTTGTACCTCTAATAAAAGATGTACTCCAGAAACTTATTGTACCCTGAGATTTCAAATTTGCATAGAGCATCTCGAAAGAATTATCATCTGGCATCTCAAACATGTACTTTACCATATTCTTATAAGGAATCTGGTAGATGTCAGACTTGTCCTCATGGTCACCAGGGAGGAATCCAATCTCTCTGGTAGGCACAAGAGATCTGACGATATAGATCTTCTGATATGGTGTCTTTGGATCTAGAACGTCAAGAAGAGCGTTGTAGAGGGTAATAAAGGTCTTACCTGTACCAGCTACACCATAGGCTATCAGATTCTTATTCTCCTTATAGGATGTAAAGAATAATTCTTGATTCTCTGTAAGTGGTTCAATCTTTTTTATGTAATCAAGATTGATTGGTTTCTTTCTTTTCATTACCTTATTACTCATACCGAAGGGAACTGGATTTGTACTACCGATACCGGACTTGCTCTTTCTTGGCATAAAATTAAACTGGTTTTACGTTTGATCCTGGCATTTTGTTGACCTTAGCTAGAACATCATTCCAACCTGGATGTGATTTTCTAAGTTTATCATAAACCTCACCAACCTCTCCAAATTTAGGAGAGTTTTCGGGAGTATAATATCTTTCCCAGTCAGGATTGTCATCTCGCCATTGGTCCCAATCGTGAACACTCATCTTCACTTCTTTGGTTTCACCAGTTTCTTTATGTTTAATTGGATAAGTTGCCACTAATTCACCTCATGATGTGTGTATATTTATTAAACTGATTT